CATAATACTACCACAATAATTTGTAAATGTCAATACCTAAAAAATATATTTTAAATAAATCAAATATTCTATTGACAAAAAACGCCATCTATGCTATTATATACTTGTAAAGAAGAACAGCACTTAATGAGGAGGAAACGGATATGATTAAAGATTTAAGAACAAACTACGAGCCTATCGACAGCTTCACAATGGCGAATATTGCAGACTACATGGACGATGACATCAGAGAACAAATACACTTCGATTTAGCACCATGCACATGTGAGCAATTTATTGCGGAATATGCATACCGTATCGGTGGAGACCGGGAAGAAGATTTCGCATATTTCCTAGCTGATGATATGAACCTAGATTTAGATGATATCATATTTACGGCATATTGTGAGCGGTACGACTCCAAAAAGATAACAGATGGCGAGTTCGACTGGTTAGTAAATGACTGCCCGTACGTTATGAGAGTAACACCTTTATGCGGCGTATCGTTAGAAAATGGAGTGGCCGCATATGTAGTCATGATGTTAAGCGGCGATATTGTAGTATACGCATAACGCGGAGAGGAGGAACAATAATGCAAGGTGACGTAGCAACCACAATCGTTCTCTGGGGCCTAATCCTATTAGGCGTTCTCATCTGGCATATAGCAAGTAAATGGTAAATGGAGGTGAACCTACATGCTATCAATCATAAACCAGCTACTAATAACAGTAACCCTATTACTCATAGACGGTTACATAATCGCAAAACTGTGGAGGATGTAAGTATGATAATACCTAGAACAAACATAAAGACAAGCACAGGTGCCTACTACTATAACATAACCAAGTGCGAAGAGGACTATCGTAAAATAGTCCTCTCTCTTCGTGAAAAAGCGTTCAACGCCGAACACGATGCCTATATCAGCCGCTACTATCAACAGAAGGTGGCAAATGTTATTTGCCATATTTATGGTTTTTCGTACTATTCTATGGAAGAACATTATATATTCTTCTATAGCCGTGATGATGAGAAAAAAATTCAGTTTCACTGTGTAACAACCCCCGAACAAGCCTATGAATTATTGAAAGGAAGTAATGCCCCATGCCAAAACGCCGCAGAGCAATCATAACAACCAATGAACACGGCCGCACGACATTCAAACGTCTTGATGCCCCAGAACTTCCTGTAATCAACCTTCGGAAAAACTACAGTGATGCAGAACTGGCCGAATTAAACAAGCTACGCAGAAAACTAGCCAAGCGTGCGAACAGCCGCCTACTCGCTCTTGAGCGTGCAGGTATTGAATATGGAGCTTATGCACAAGCCGCCGCATACCTATCCCAGATTATAGAACCGGGCCGAAAACTACGTTTTTCAGAGCGGCCAAAACTCCCATTAAAAGAACTCCGTCAGCAGTTATACGAAATGGAACGCTTTCTAAACGCCCAGACATCTACTGTAGGCGGTGTACGCAAGTATCAAACGAAAATATACGCAACGGCCGCCGCCCGCTATAACTTCGATACAGGAGCCGTCACAGAAGCAGACTATCTGGCTTTTGTAAGCTCGCAATCCTTCCAAGTATCAAAGAAACAAGGCTATATCTCATCAGAAGAATTAGTGGAATTTTTCAACTATGCGTCTTCCCAAGGCAAGACGAACACTGAAATTAATAAAGCTCTTGACGATTTAAACAAGGGAAAGATAGACGATTTACAAGAGCTTTATAAATCGGTTGACCTGGATTTCTTCGACTATTTCACTACACGAAGCAAGTAGACTAATATAGAATGTAGGTGGTGTTTCACGTGAAACAATTTCTTTACCATGCAGATGATGGCCATACGGAGCCAGCCGAATTTTACGAAGTCCATGATTTCCCGTATGTGGACTATAAAGGATATTCCGTATCTCCGTCTAAACGGGCAGAATACGCAGACCTGATAATAACCTTCGATATAGAAGCCACAACCGTAGATAACTACGAACGTCCCTACGGGTTTATGTACGTCTGGATGATGGCTATCTGCCGCCCGGACGATACGGAAATCCCGCTGGCAGTTTGCGGCCGCAGGTGGGAACAATGGCTCCTGTTTTTGGACGAACTCGATAAAGTACTCCGATTAAGCGAGACAGGCCGGACAGCCGTTATCTACGTTCATTATCTGTCATACGAGTTTCAATTTATCAAAGACTTCCTGAAATGGAAAACTGTATTTGCAAAAGAATCCCGGAAAGTTATGTATGCGACAGCAGGCCCCTTTGAGTTCCGTTGTTCCTACTATCTTACAAACAAGAGCTTGGAACGCTTCTGCAAAGACGAGGAAGTAGAACATAAGAAGTTGGCAGGCCACTATGATTACAACGTCCTGAGAACGCCAGATACAGAACTAGATGATGAGGAATGGTCGTACTGCTATTGTGACGTAGTAGGACTGGCAGAAGGAATCCGAAGAAAGCTAGGTGATGATAACCTGGCAACAATACCGCTGACAAGCACAAGCTATGTTCGCCGTGACTGCCGCAATGCAGTGAAATCCAATCCTGATAACTGGAAATGGTTCCAAAGGACACGGCTTACACCGGAACTCTATAAAATGCACAAAGAAGAAGGGCGTGGCGGCAATACACACGGGAACCGCTATTTAGTTGGCAAGATCATTGAAAATGTCCGAAATTTCGATATAGCGTCTTCCTATCCATTTCAGCTACTTACAAAAGATTATCCGTCAACACGTTTCACAAAAATTGGTGTGATAACACAGGGAGCGCAGTTAGATACCCTAATTGCAGAAAAAGCCTGCTTATTTCGTGTGATTTTTACAGAATTGGAAGTACGTCCAGATGTGACTGTCCCCTATATCTCTTTTTCAAAAGCCATGCGCCACGCAAAAGAAGTTCTGTTTAACGGGCGAGTGTTATACGCACAGGTACTTGAATTGACGTTAAATGAGATAGACTGGAAAATCATCACACAACAATATAAATTTAAACAAGTGGCCATACGGGACATGTATATTGCCGGAAAAGCACCTCTGCCGCAGGAACTGCGAGATGTGGTTTTAGAATATTTCCGAAGGAAAACGCTCCTGAAAGGTGTCGATCAATACAATTATATGAAAAGCAAAAATAACCTAAACGGGATTTTTGGTATGGCCTATACAGATATAGTTCGGGAAGAAGTAGCTTTTCAGGATGGCAGATGGATACCTGCGGACGAACTGGAAAAGCCAGACATCGGGGAAGTCCTGCACAAATTCTACAGGAACCGCAATAACTTTCTACCATATTCTATAGGCCCGTGGACTACGGCATACGCAAGAGCGGACTTGCAACGATTGATTGATATTGCAGAAGACGCAGAAATCTATTCTGACACGGACTCTTGCAAAGTCTATGATATAGACGAGGAAGCTTTCCAGGCCCTTAACGAGTCTATCCGCAAAGTAGCAGAGGAAAAGGGGGCTTACGTGGATGTAAACGGGAAAAGGGTTTACATGGGAATTTTTGACGAAGACCCTCAATATAAACGTTTCCGAACGCTTGGTGCGAAGAAATACGCATACGAAGACCAGGAAGGGAAACTACATATTACAGTCGCAGGAGTCAATCCTAAAGTCGGTGCAGAATATCTCGCAAAACACGGAGGGCTGGAGGCCTTTAAACCGAACTTTATCTGGCCCGCTGGCCACTCAGGCCGTACTACGTCATGGTATAACGATAATGAGATACATCAGATAACCGTAGACGGCTGTACATTTACAACAGCCAGCAATATTGCCGTAAAAAACGGTGAATACAGGCTAGGTATTACTGGCGAGTTTAAAGAAAATAGTGACGTAGAAGCTAATATGCTATTGACAGATTTCTAAAAATACGGTATTATAGTACTATCAAAGAAGAAGGGAGTGAGAGCATGAAAATCAGCAGGACATTCAACAGAGCAGTAACATCAAGCGGAAGTACCTTATACCTCACTGACGAGGAAGTATCCGCAGGGAAAAGCCTGGGCGTTGATTACACAGACATCACGCCGGTAAAGGTATCTGTAGAAAAAGACGCATTTGTACAGATGGCGTTAGAAGCAGGTACCATCAAAGAAGTTAAAAACAAAGCAGAGTAAGAAGAGGAGAATGAAGCATGAAAGTAGAAGAAATGATTGTATCATCAAGCTGTGATTTTGAAGCAAGAGAAGCGTACAGATTAACCCATTTGAAAGAGACAGATCAGGTGAAAGACCTGCCGGACGGTGCAACGTATTCCGTTCTTAACTGGCTGGTTTATCTGTCCGAAAACAAAGACGGCGAAACAAACGAGGTGCTTCTGATTATAGCCGCAGACGAAGACGGCGTGTCTCACTTCCTGACAACTGTATCAACGACATTCAAAGAAAGCTTCCTGGAAATGGCAGATTCTTTCGGATGTGACTTTATCTGGAAGAAAATCTCCGGTAAAAGCAAATCTGGAAGGGAATATGTGGACTGCGAATTTGTCGAATAGCCATTTAACCATTGAATAACCATTGAATCTCTCGAACAATCTTTTGTATTATATACTATTAAGTGCTTACCGAAACAACTACTCAGCCCACCATGCCCCGGTGGGCTGTTTTAATATAGGTTTAATATAGAAAGGAGTGTTTCACGTGAAACAATCAGCGCAGCCCATGGTAGGACATAGTCCTAAAAAGAAGATAGACGAGACTATCTATTTTTCTATTACTAGTTTGTATAAATATAACACAGTCTTCAATTTCGTGATCGGCGGCCGAGGAACGGGAAAGACCTACGGTGCGCTGAAAGCCGAAATCCTGTCCGGCCGGAAATTTATTTTCATGCGGCGCACACAGACAGAGATTGACCAGATAGCCGACTCTCAATCAAGTGACTTGGGAATGTCCCCATTCAAAAAACTAAATCATGACTTGGGGAAGAAAATCTTTATCCGTCCGTTGCGCAGGAACATCTACGTGATAATGGACGAAACGGACGAAGAGAATCATAGGCATATGGGATACGCACTTGCCTTGTCTACGATCTCAAATGTCCGAGGTTTTGACGCAAGCGACATTCAGGATTTAATCTATGACGAATGTGTACCGGAAGCCCATGCACGCCCTATTCGGAAAGAAGGGGACGCTTTTCTAAACGCCTATGAAACCATTAACCGTAACCGGGAATTTAACGGCGAAAAGCCTGTATACTGCTACATATTCTCAAATAGCAATACAATCGAAGCACCTTTGTATTTCGATTTGGGGATAACGGATATATTAGAAAGGATGATAGATACCCATAAATACACGAAGGTAATTCCCGACCGCAGCATGAGCATTACAAGGCTGCGCAACGCAAGGTTTATGGACGAAAAAGCGAAGACCGTCCTTTATAAATTCAGCCGGGGAACATCCTTCTATAAAATGTCCATCGAAAACATGTTTGCGTATGACGATTTCAGCGATATCAAGTCCATGCCGATTGTGGAGTATAGGCCAGTAGTAGCAATAGGGGATTTATATATCTATCAGCATAAATCTAACGGAACCTACTACTGTTCCTTTGCCCGTGCCACTTGCCCGGATCATTTCCCAGATACAGAACACGGCCATCAAAGCTTTATGGCATACTGGGGGCGTGTCATGTACGGGGCCTATTTAGACAGACAGATCATTTTTGAAAAATATAAGGCAAAAAAACTATTGACAGAAATACTGCTATGAGATATTATAGATAATAGAAAGGACAGAACACGAACAAACGTGCGGACTAGGGGCCGGAAGCCCTGCACAGGGAGTAGTCAACCCGAACTTGTTGTAGTGTTACTGTCCTTTACTCAAATTATAGAAAGGATGTGAAACACCTCCTCTTCGTTTTGTAGCATGACTTTCTTTTGTTTGATTATTCGCTTTATGAATTCGCTTTATGAGTTGCTTTCAATTATCCGGCCAAAAGGGGGTGATATAATGGATGTATCCGCAATTACTACTTTAATTTCTAATGTAGGCTTTCCAATCGTAGCCTGCGGCGTAATCGCCTACTTGCTCTATAGAGAGCAGGAAAAGAATGGCGAATTAAAAGACGCAATCAACGCAATGTCTACATTGCTCCAGCGTCTTCTTGATAAGGAGGAAGAAAATGTCTGAAAGATTTATCATTGACGTTTCCGAACATAACACAGTTACAGACTGGCGTGCGGTAAAGGCAGACGGTATTGAGGGCGTTATTATCCGGGCCGGATATGGCAGAGGGAACATAGACAAAAAGTTCCGGGAGCATATTACAGGAGCATTGGCGGCTGGGCTATATGTAGGAATCTACTGGTTTTCATACGCCTACAGCGCAGATATGGCAGAAGCAGAAGCTTATTATTGCATGAACGCGGTATCCGATGTGGTTTCACGGAAGGACATCTCGCTCCCTATTTTCTGGGACTTTGAGGGCGATTCTATGAGATTTGCGAACAAGTGCGGCGTAGCTGTTTCACGTGAAACATTAGTGGATATGGAACTAGCCTTCTGTGACGCATTAGAAACCGAAGGACATATGTCCGGTATCTATACCAATTTGGACTATGAAAAACGGTACGGCCTGCTGTCTGTAGCAGAACTGAGCGGTTATTCCGTCTGGTACGCCCAGTACAATTATACAATGGATACTTCCATCCCGTCCCCGGATTTATGGCAATATACATCCGGCGGCCAGGTGAATGGAATAACCGGAAACGTAGACATGAACAAACTGTTAAATCCTGATATCGTGAATGTTTCACATGAAACAACGGAAGTGAAAGAAAGGGAGGTTATGACCGTGTGGTGTTTTTACAGAGTCGATGGCGGGGACACCGTCTATTGGTTTAACGGCGATAAAGTACGTCCCCTGACCAATAAAGACCAGAAAACAGTACTTGAAATGATTTATAAAGACGCAACAGGCCGAGACATTATCACATATGACTTCAAGAGTGCAAGCCCATGGCATAAAAGGTTAATACAGGCATGCACGAACGAAGCACTGACAGCAGAAGAGGGAGTGATCGGTAAATGAGTCTGATATTATACAATAGAACGACATTAGCAAACGGGAATAAAATAACGCTCCCGACTTCCTTTAAGAAGGTGAGAATCTTTCAAACTGGATGGACGGAATCACAGTCTTGCAATCTCAAGCAGGCAGGAAGAATTGATGTGAACAATCCCGCAGTAGAGATTGAAGTTCCCGTTATAGGCGGGCATAGCCCCATAACGATTGATGTCGTATCTGTAGGCGGCACGCCGCCTGGGCTGAATTTCCTGATTGAAGAAATCGGACAGACCCCGGACGAAAAGTATTGGGAAATCGAAACCATTGACCCGGATGGTACAATTCATTACGAAGGGGAAGAGTAATGCCTGATATTAATGCGGCATGGCGTTGGGGTGTTAATATATGCAATGCCCCGAACATAGGTTATTCCATGACATACCGAAACCAACAGACAGTAGGCGGCATAACCTATTATGACTGTAGTTCTTTTGTTAATTACGCAATTCTGGCAGGAGGCTGGACGACGCCGGGCTATGCCCCAAACAACAACGCATTTACCACATATACCATGGGAAGCGTTTTGCTGGGCCTGGGCTTTACGAGCGTTCCGGTTACTGACCCATGGTTGCCCGGAGATATCGTAGTGCGTAACAATAGCTACGGAGAACATACCGAAATGGTATATGAGGGCCGCCGTACAATGGGTGCTCACACCAACAGATATCCGCTTGACCAGCAGGTATCTATCAACACGACAGACAGTAATCCAGCTACATGGGATAGTTGCTATCGCTGGGGCGGCGGTGTGCAAATGGAATGGATAACGGGAAACCGCTATCTCAGCGAAGAAGAAATGCAGAACAATGCATATGTTCAATGGCTTGACCTTTATGCAAAAGGATGGAGCTTGAACGCCGTTGCCGGACTACAGGGAAATGAAAACCGAGAGTCACATATCAATCCGGGAGTATGGCAGAATCTTGACCCGTCAAGACCAGACTTGGGATATGGCCTTGTACAATGGACACCCTCAAGCAATATTACGGGATGGCTGCAAGCAAATGGCTATGAATTAGACGATGGTTTTGGCCAGGACGAAGCACTTGACCTGGGGATTCCAGCAGGCCAGTGGATACCCACGAGCACGTGGCCGCTGTCCTATGAGGAATGGAAACACACGGATTTAAGTCCGGAAGACGCAGGAGCGGCTTTTCTTTATAATTTTGAAAGGCCGTTAGATACCTCAGACCACGAAGCGCAAACAAGGCGTGACGCACGGAAATGGTATAATTATCTCCAAGGTCTTCCGATAGGCCCCATTGACCCGAGTAACCCGAACCGTATCATCCAAGACTGGTACGTAGATAGGCAGGTACAGTATTACGTTTTTACACATGGAATTTGGAGGAAGAGAAATGACTTTACATGAAATTACACAGCTCGCAAGTGCGGGCTTCACAAAAGCAGAAATTTTACAGTTGGCAGGGCTTTCACAGCAGACCCCACAGCAGGCCCCACAGCAGGCCCCACAGCAGGTACCACAGCAGGCCCCACAGCAGATGCCACAGCAGGCCCCGGCACCTGTTTACAATCAGAATGTGATGGCTGGCCTTATGAAAGGCTATGATTTAGGCGGTGTGGCACAACCGCAGTATGGACAGCAGGGAAGCGGACAGAATGGCAATTATGTTCCCTATGTCCCACAGCTTCCGGAGACTGTGGTGTCACAGCAGGCGGCAGACGCAAACATGCAGGCAATTCTGGCAATGAGCAAGCCGTATCAGCCACCTACAGCAGAATCAGCTTTAGAGAAACTTATCAACGGCCCAGCAAAGGAGGATAAATAATGGCGGCAAATGATTTAACTATTGAAGACATTAGCACGATTTTGACAACAGCAGTCAATCAGGCTACAGGACAAAATGCACTGGCTCCTGTTAATACAGCAGGATTTATCACTGTAGCGCAGACCGCACTAAAATGCGGTGCGGATACCTTTTTAAACGCACTCTCTCAGGTGCTTTCTAAAACCGTGTTTTCCATTCGGCCCTACGACAGAAAGTTCGGAGGTCTTATGACCGATGCAATTACATTCGGAAACCACGTAAGAAAGCTGAATATTTCAGATGACAATGACTGGGATTCTCCGAGCCAGTATCCAGAGGACGGCGATCCTGTAGACATGTACATCACAAAAAAACCGAACATTCTACAGACAAACTTCTACGGCCAGAACGCTTACGAGAAATTTGTAACCGTTTACACCGAACAATTGAACGTTGCGCTGACTGGCCCAGACCAGTTTCTGTCATTTGTCAATATGCTTATGACAAGCCAGAGAAACCAGATTGAGCAGGCCCATGAACAGACTGCCCGGTTATGCCTTGCGAATTTGATTGGCGGTATCGAAGATGAGAATGACAGCACACGAGTTATTAAGCTGGTGACAGACTATAATAAGGAACTGGGAAATGAAACACCGCTCACTTTAGGCGATCTTCTGAGTGCGGATAACTTCCCGAATTTCATGAAATACATTGTATACCGCATCAAAACTACCATGAAATACCTGACAGACAGGACAGTGATGTATCATACGAACATCACAAACAAGACGATTACTCGCCATACACCACTGCGTAGCCAGCATATGTATTTGAATACAGACATCATGGAACGCAGTAAAACAACGGTGCTGGCCGACCTCTACCATGACGATTATCTGAAATTAGCAGACTTTGAGGAGGTTAACTACTGGCAGAACCCGAAAGACCGCATGGCAATTAATCTGACAGGTTCCCGTATTACAGCCGCTGGTGCTATCCAGGCGTTTACACAGAACCCGCTGAATAACGTACTTGGTGTGCTGTTTGACTGGGATGCCGCAGGATATACGACAATCCTGAATCGTACAGATACGACACCATTTAACGCAAGAGGATTATACAGCAATATTTTCTGGCACTTTAACGACAGATACTGGAATGACTTTACCGAAAATGCAGTGATCTTCCTGCTGGCATAGAAAGGGGGTGAGGGGGTATTCCTACCCCCACTTCTTTTATGAATGGATATTTTTACACGTTCAATAAAGAAAAGAATAGCACAGCGGTTCCATCTGGGGGAACGCTGATTAGCTTTAATATGAAAGCGGAAAGTTCTGTATTATCGCCAAGACTTGAGCTTACAACAAACGTGGAAGCTTATAACTATGTATATCTGCCGGGCTTTAAGCGGTACTATTTCATAGAAGATATTACATTAAGTCTGGATAACTATTACATTGTAAGCTGTTCCATCGATGTATTAGCGACATACAGGACTCAGATTATGTCAACTACTGCGTTTGTGGAAAGGGCCGCCGCAGGAGGTAATCAGTATTTGCAGGATACAGCAATCCCGATGCGCTGTGACATACGCCATAAATATAACGAGGTTGATTGGCCTATGGACTCCGAAGCTATTCATTATATCGTAACATGTGCAGGCCCTCCACCAGAGGGAGAGCAGACAAACACAAACGGATGCACGACAATGTACATACTGAGTGACGAGCAGATGTCCGCATTTCTGGAAGAAATCTATACCGCTACGATATACGGCGGCATGGATGATGTGACGAAAATGTTTTATAATCCTTTTCAGTATGTAATAAGCTGTGTAGCTGTACGAGCGTTTCCGATTGGGAGCGGGACTCCATCGCCCATCAGGTATGGCTGGTACACTTTAACTGCGGAAGGACTCGTGCCAAGTAACTATCTCAACCGTACACAGGTATATATAGATGTTCCCAGGCAGTACGGAGATTACCGGGACGGGGAACCATACAGCGATTATACCATAGATATTCCCTATTGCGGCCAGTATCATATACCTGCACATTTACTTCACGGAGTAGAAAGACTCATGATTGATAGTATTTTGGATTACAATACAGGGCAAGTAGTAGTGGCGTTACGTTATGCAACCGACCCTCCTGTTGAGGACTTGACAGGGGCGGTATTGATGGTAGTGTCAGGGCAGGCCGGATTTCCGGTTCCTCTTGCACAGTTGTCAAATAATCTGGGAAACATTGTAGGCAGTGTTTCACAGATTGCAACGAACGTGGCAGGTATTTTTTCAATGGGAGCTTCTTCCGGGAATGTAGGGGCCGGAGGTGCAGTTGCCGCCGGAGCAGGCGTTGTGAACAGTGCGGCCAGTCTCTTTCAAAGTATGGTACCTTCTGTGAGCTATAACGGCGGTATCGGGAACCGCTCCGGGCATGCACTGTTTAATAGCAAAGTACGTTTGAGCTTGAATTATCCAGTTTTCAGCGCAGAGCCGGAAGATATTGAACCGATTATAGGGCTTCCGGTATATGATACCAAGGTGATAAGTACCTGCGGAGGATATGTGAAGACCTATAGAGCAAGCGTAACACCGAACGGCGCTTTTGGTGGCGAGATAGACATGATTAATAATCTTTTGGATGGAGGTGTATACTTACAATGACAGGACTGGGAACGACATTAGGAATGGCACCTGCATGCTATCCGGCAAATTATAACGGCGGCATGTTACCGTTTGTAGGGCAATGCTATAACTTACAAGACTATTATGCGAGGTATTTGCTCCAAAAAGCCATGAGCGTTTATTCATGGGAATTTCCCGAAGACTGGTCGTTCGGGCTTGACGATTATTTTCGATATAATCTATATATCGCAGGAAATATCCCTGTGTTCTGGACACGGGAGTATGGCTGTATTGCGCAATGGGCGAGTTACAGGGATTATAATATCGCCCTCAGGCCGACAAGGATTATGGTCGAAAATATGTTCTTTCATGGGCTGGAAAGAGTTATTGACGTAGATTGCGTAGTGTTCTCACTCGCTCCAGATTATCTGGGAATCTGGGATAAAATTTACTATTATGCGCAGTTATTAGCCGAAGCACACCAGGCGATCATTGTAAATCTCAGAAATAGCAAGAATCCGACAATATACTCAGTTAACGATAAAAAGGAGGCTGAGGACATGAAGAAGCTTCAGGATACCGTAAATAGCGGCGAAACCGCTGTGTTCTGGAAACGGAAACCCGGTGCAACCTGGGAGCAATTTAGCCCGGATACACAGAGAAACTATATCACAGATATGTTACTGGTAGATATGCGGAAAATAGAGAACCGATTTAATACAGATTTCGGTATCCCTAATACGAACGCTGAAAAGAAGGAACGCATGAACACTGCGGAAGTAGACTCTAATAATGGTGAAACTGCTTCCTGGGCCAGCATGACATTAGAGCGGCTACAGAACTGCTGTGATAAAGTGGAACGCATGTTCGGGACACGATACATTGATGTAGACTGGAATCCGAGTGTGAATAACGGCAATATAGATATGGGGGTGATTCTGGGTGCTCAATCCAATATTGCAGATCAGTGACTTTTACGATTATGATAAAACACTGTTTGATGGCGTATCACTGCCAGACGGCATGGATAAAGATACTCTGATTGACTATATCCTGATGTATTGCGGGGACTCGGAAGTACGATATGGAGAACCGGCGTTATTCAAGCGGTTCATGAACGCATGGTTCCGGGCAAATAAAAAGCAGTTTGAACGGATATGGTTCACCATAAACGCTGAGTATAACCCGTTAGAAAACCTGCGGCGTGAAGAAGGAATTGAACGGGACAGAACCGAAGCAGAGAATACGACTAATAACAGTAGCGTGACCAGTAGCTCGGAAGCGGACGGCACAGACAGCAGGAGCGGAGAAGAAGCAAGAAATAGCAAAAGGTCTGTATCTGCATTTGATTCTACGTCATTACAGCCAAGAGATTCTGAGGAAGAGACAGGAAACAACAGTGAGTCAGGAACTACTCATTCAGAAAGCAGTTCTGAAAGTAACGGAAACGCAACAGGAAGTAGAGACAATACAGAACATGAAAGCACTAAGACATATGCGCACGGCTCAATAGGTGTAATAACAACGCAATCAATGATAGAGCAGGAACGGGAAATTGCAAACTTCGATATATATTATTATATCGTAATGAAATTTGAGGACGAGTTTACCGTTCCGGTTTATGCAAGGAGGGAAGACAGGTATGGGCGTATGTAGATATCACGATTCAGACGTTTATTGGATTTACAAGCGGCTGAATGAGATGGAAGAATTGATGGCGAATGAATTTCAACTTGCCTTGAATCAGTTCTTTAACAGTTTTATGATGAACGCTATTTACGATCAAGGAAGCGAGACTATTACGCTTGAGAAAGAAGAGGTGGTAAAGAATGGCTAATGTAAGTCATTTCAAAATAGGCGAACAAGTTATAGACATAAAAGACCCGGTGTCAAGACAGGTAACGGACATGACAAGTGGGCGTATTCCTGCGAATTGGAGTCTGTCCCAGGGAAACTATATTTTAATTGGGGATAGTTACCTGGCAGGAGAGGGTGGTGTAACGAACTGGGGTGAATACCTCCGGCAGATACTAAACGTTCCTACTTCAAGATGGGCACAGTTTGCCAGTGGCGGTGCGGGCTTTACCACTGGCGGAAATACGTTCTTAATGCAGTTAAACGCTTCAAAACCTGCTAGCGGAGATAATAATAGCGTGACCCATGTTATTGTAGCGGGTGGCTTTAACGATGATAATAATAGTAACGCTATTTATGACGCACTCGAAGCATTTAATGTGGCGTGTCATAGTAAATATCCTAATGCAGATATTTATGTAGCGTATATTGCAAATCATATTACGGTTCCTTATGAGACTTTAGGTAACGCAATAGGCGAGTATAACAGGGCTGGTATTTTCGGGTGGCATGTAATTAATGGATGCTGGCAGGCGTTGAATAGAGTTAGTTACGTACAGAGTGACGGTTTCCATCCGACTAACTCAGGGAATTATGAGATTGCGTGCGCGTTAGGGATTGGTTTAAAAGGCGGTACTTATCATAGTAGCACGCCGCCTGCTATGATTAGCCTGATTGACCCTCAGGCGAATATTAGTAATCCGTGGACGAATGGTATGAATAACTGGCAGAATGGGGACTTGTTTACGGTGAATTGCTTCGGCATGGGATTTCACTGTACGTTGAATGATACGTTTAACGGGGAGACAGTATATGATATCTGCCGTATGTCAGGGAATTACTTCTATGGCTGTAATGGCAATCAGACGGCTATTGCTGTGCCGATTCTGGCTAGTAGCAATAACTTTTGGATCAATGGAATGGGAAGTTTGATATTTGCCGCAGGTAAAGTGCAGATGAGGATATCGCTTTTGAAGGATGATAATACGGGTTATTTTGAGGGTGACTTGACTGAGGTAATTGTACCGGGATTTAGTGCGAACTTTAGCTTTATAAAGAACTGACGTAGGACAGGGGGGTGTGGGCGGTATACCTATACCCCCTAGGGTATATGGAGGAG